CTCCAATATTTATGTCTGATAATTCTTTTCTCTTTTCTTCTGTATGTCTACATTTATAAAAAGGATTTCTATTTTGTGCTTTATGTAAACTTTGATGTTCATGACGCGTTAAATATATAAGTTCTGAAGCTGGTCTATTATAAAACAAATTTCGTTTTCTTAAATCATTAGCTGATACGTTTAGATCAATTTCTAAACGATGATGACATTGCCACATTTGTTTTTTATCATTAATTGCCTTATCATAATTTTCAATAAGACGTACGTCTTCACAACAATAGGTTTTTGATTTTTTACTTATCATAGTATTTTGTTTAATTTATTTATACAGTGATGGATTTAATAAAGAAAAGAGCAAGCTTTCGTTGCAATCTACTTGCTTGCTCAGTATAAATAATATTAAACCATCTAATATAAAATAGACACTTCAATAAGCAAAATACAAAAGACAAAGAGACAAAGTAGACTTTGATACATTATCTACTCTGCCTCTATAAAAAAATATTACAAGATTATGTTAATTACCTTGAGTTTCTTCTGGTTTGGCTGGTTGAACTAAAGTTAATTCACCTACACCTGTAAATTCTGCAGACATAGTTAGATTATCACCAGCAGGCATGTTCCAAGAATAAGATGTTAAGATTGCATCACCTTCAGCTAAAACTGCAGTTTTTTCCGGAGCAGTCCATGCTTGATGATCTTTATCTTCGTTATTAACAATACCTTTTTCTGTCCAGTTAGCTGGTTCGCCAAACTTTAAATGAACTGGATTATTTTTCTTTGCTGACTCAACTAAAGCGTTTAAAGCTTTCATACCGTCATCTGATGCTAAGTTTTCAACGGAAACAGTCCATCCAATTGAATTAACAATCAATGATGGATATAAACCATGTGACTTAGTTGAAACTTCAGTTGTATTAGAAGTGATGCTAAGACTTTCTGAAGTAGCGAAAGCAATTGGCTTTTCATCGATAAATACTAATACGGTTGAGCCTTTTAATATATTAGAATTTTGTAACATAATTATGATTACGATATTTTTATGTAGTTTCTAAGTAATTTGTAGTTTAAATTGTAGTTCCTCTACAAATGTTGTATCATCTATTGTATATTCAGATACTTGTTGTAATTGTATTGGTTCTATATGTATGTTTTCGTCTTTCCATTGATATCCTTCCATTGCATGTCTTACTGCATTTGCTAATTCTATACATTGTATATAATCATTTGATACACAATTAACAGTATATGTGACATCGTTTGTCCAACCAAAACCAAATGGAAGATTCTTTGTATATTGTGTTGTTAATGATGTTCTTGCATGGACTATAAATGGAAAAGTCAATTGGTCAGGTTGAAGTAATGGAAATATTTTATGTTGATCTGTTCCTAAGATTGATTTGACTTCTTCGTTTTCTTCAAGTATTGACTGTACATATTTTGAACATAATAAGCTATTGTCAGCCATATTACATAATTTGTATTTTTGATAAAATAGTCATTTTCTAGTTATGGTTGTAGCATTCTTGTACATATTGAGATATAACATCACGCATAAGATCTATTGCTGCATTTTGATTAGCTTCAACTGCACTTGAGAAGAAATGGTTTCCAGTTATATGACCTAGATATCTCTTCTTTTTTAGTTTCTGACCTCTGTATGTTTTTTGATAACGATCCCTTGTGTCATTTTCAAAGAAACGTGTACGATATGTACCTGACTTTGGATGACGGTTACCCATTGCATTGATATTAATTGAAGCACCGTCTACTTTAGAGAAACCAACTGCATCAACTAATGTATCATTATATTTTGGATTGTGTTCAGTTGCTCTTGGTAGTCTTGAAGAGAGCGACTGTCTTATCTTATCTCTTAAATAATACGCAGCTCGATACAAAGCTCGTTTTTCTGCTCTTGGTAACTCACGTTCCATTTCTTCAAGTGGACCAAGTAAATTTCCTGTCATTTTTAAACTTATTCCGTCCATGTTATGTATTAATCATTTACCAAAGTTACTTGAACCTCAGTATTATTGTAATATTTATTTTTATTAATGCTTAATATTCTCCACCATTTTTCATCCCATAAGATGCGGTCCGTCTCTACAACAGGAACATATTCTCTTACAATAAATGTTCTTGAGATAGGATAATATATTTCACCTTCAGAGACGACTTGATTTTCTGAATTAAAACGATTATATGCTCTTGTATGATATTTAAGAACATATTCGGTCTTTATTGTGCCGTATTCAGTTTTTGATGTTTGTAATTCATATATATCAATAGGGTCTTTCAATAAACAACTTTTCATTATTTAAATTGTAAATATAATTTTAACATTGTCATAACCGCATTTGGAATGTCTGGTGTGTCATCTGAACTTCCTCTATTCACACTATAAAAATAATCTACAAGCATCCTCATAGCATGTCTTATAGTTGCAGGAAGCTCTCCATTTTCTGCTGAAATTTCATCTAAACTACAATTAATCAATTTGGATGTCATATCTTCAACAGAGTCACCTATCATTTCAAAAAATTCGTCGTCGTCATGAAAATCTGAATCTACCACGCATTGCTTCTTTATTTCTTCTAATGTGAGATATTGCATTTCTGTAATAAATATTTTTACAAATAAGGGGAATGGGCATATCCCATCCCCCACATCGGAAAAAGAAAATGAAATTAAGTTATATAATGATCAAACTCTAAGAGTTTGCTGTTTCAATTTCTATTGTGGAATAATTGATTACTCCCCCGCTTCCTTTACTTCACCGAATGCTAATGCTTCAGGACGTAAAACTGCCCAATCTACATAAGAAGTCAAATAAACACGGATTAAACCATTTGCATAACCAATAGAATCATCAATCTTGATTTTAGCTTCACCCCAAGTAGCAAGAACGACGTCTTTCCAGTTACCATATACAAATTGTTTAGAAGGAACAACTGAAGAGATTTCAAATGGAGTACCATCTACTTCGTTATATTCCAAAATCATTCCTGTAGCATTAGTTCCTTTTATAGTAGAACGTAAATAAGCTTTAGCTTTTGGAGATAATGCATACTTAAACGTACCAGTTACATTATTTTCTTCTAAGTCTGCTTCGAAGTCACAAAGATCTTTATAAGTTGTAATTTCAGTTGGAGTTACATTATAGAATATACCAGCAGGAGCATTATCTGTAGCTGCATCTGAACCGAAGAACTTAGTGTTCAAATATTCATCATATTTGTTAAGTAAATCTTCTTGAAGAGCACGGAAAACTCCTATTGTGTCTTGTTTTAAAGTCATTTCTGATACATCTACATAAGCTGCAATTCTATGAGGACGTAATGTAATGTATGAGAAGCCATTTCCACTTGCTACAGCAGGGTCAATTTCTCCTACGAAACCAACTGTTCCTTTAGTCATCTTTGGATAATGGTAATCACCCTTTGGAAGACCTGAACGATAAGTAACGCCTAATTTGTTAATTATAGAATTAGCATATAATGGCATAAGGATATCAGCGAATTCTGTTTCAACAACTGCATCGTGAACACCATCATTACCAGTTACTTGAACTGCACGCTTTTCTGTTCCATTTAAGTTGAATTCTTTAAGACCGTCTTCAATACCTTTCTTAAAGCGATTTTCTAAAATTTGTTGTGTTGTCATTTTATTTCTATTAGATTTTTTTCTATTACATTCTTCTTTTTCTTCCTCTTCTTCAGGAAGTTCTCTTTCGTATTCTGCTAATTTGTCTTCTAAAGCTTTAAGTTCAGCTTTCTTTGCATCAATTTCTTCGCGTAATGACTTAAATTCTTTATCTTCTTCTTCTGTCATTTCACGAACTTCTGTTTTACAAAGATCAACTATTTCTTTAGCACGAACTGTTGCTTTATTTATAGCTTCGCGAAGTTCAACGCTGTTTAACATAGTATTAATTAGTTATATTTTTATGTTTTAATTCTATTTCACTTCGTTCATAGAATGAAGTTATAATTTATGTTAATTTTAATTAATATAGTAAATTTTCGATAAGAATGAAATGTATAGCCTAGAAAACTCTAAGCTATACATTTATATAATTTATGCTGATGTTCCAATATAAGATATATTAATTGTCTTATCTTCTGATGGCATATTAGCATAATAATGGAGACCACCTTCTGTACTTAATGTCATCCAAGTTGATATAGATGTTGTATCATAATCTTCATCATTTTCAGTTAACAACCATACTTCAATTAATGTATCAGTAGCGACTTGTACACCACCTACAAGAGTTGCAAGGTCTTGTTGGGCTCCGTCTATATCTACTTTGAGATTAGAATCATTGATATTTTGACCTTCTAAATGTAATGTATAAGTTGATGGCTCTACTGGTTCTGCGTATACACAATAAACTGCTTTATCTGCATCCATTACTATACTTGGAGTTAAGAAGTGTGTTTCATCATTATAAGTATATACTGCAGTATCATATGTATAGTTTTCAATAGCATTAAGTGGTCTCAAAGTAATTTCAATATTTTCAGGAACTTCATATGTATATACAAGGCCTTCATAATCGCCATATCCTTCTATGTGAATTGGATTTTCATTACCTGGCATGTGAGTGTCATCTACTGTAGCCATACGAGTTTGACCATCACTAAAATTAACAAATATCTTACCACGTTCAGCACCTGGATATAAAGTGAATGTATAATTTTCACCTACTGGTGGCTCTGGATCTGGTTGATTAATATAAGGCATCCATTCTTGCTGTGTAATACATACAACGTGATAATTGTAAGGAACGAACTTGTCTGCTAAAGATTCGTTTAATTCAACGAAAGCTTTCAAAACTTCTTCCTGCACTTTTATTGTTGAAGCATCTATATCTTCTGTAATTACATAAGGAGTAGTCTGAAAAACATAAAGTATATTATTAATTCTCTTTTGCTTCATATTTTAAAATATGTATTTTTAATTAATATAGATATTTATAATTTACATCATCCTAATGCAAATGATATGATTTTAAATTTTAGCTGCTTCTTCAAATTCCTTAATTTTAGCATCTAAAGAATCTAAAATCTCTTTGTCTTTCTGTTCTTTAGCTTGACGTTGTTCTTCTTTAAAATTTTCTAATGAACGACACGCAACTTCTGTTGCTTCATATGCTGGTGCGACTGATAATAAACTAATTTCATCTATTACATCAATAGAATTAATTGTTCGGTCCCATGTGCCGTCTTTATTATCTTTCCATTTCATCTGACCTGGGATGAATGCAAAACTTAATGCATCATAATCACCACGTCTGATGCCTTCTAAAAGCATGTCGCCGAAAACTGTGTTTGGAAGTTCTGTTTCAAATTCTAAACCTCTTTCTGTGATGAACAAACGAAGACTACCCTTACCTCTCTTACTGCGAGCAAATGTTCCTTGTGAACTATCATGGTTTAAATAAAGCTTAATGTCCATGTTATTAATTAAGTCTTCTGTTAATGCATCACGAGAAATAGTTTCATAGAAATCTCCATCACGAGTGCGTAAAAGCTCTGAACGTGATTCTGAAGGAATAGCTAAACCACCAATCTTTCTAGATTCTGGCTCTAATGCACGTATTTCTGATGTGATATATCTTACTTCTAAGTTACTTTTCTTCATCTTTATTTTCATCTGTATTTTTATCTTGGTTAATCTTATTTTGATTAATGTCTGTATAAGCAATGAGGAGGTCATCTCCACCTTCAACAGGATTTAAACCTAACTTAACACGTGCTTCATTTCTTGTTATAATTCCTTTATCAACTAAAGTTGTCAAATAAGAAGCTTGTGCTTGCTTATCTTGTGCGATAATGTCTTCTTCGATAATGTCGATGTAAATTCTGTCTTTATCTGAAGGCATTATGATTTTTTGATTCAATTCATCTTCTAGCATCATTACATAAGGTGCTAATGTATTAACAACGAATTGTAACTGAGCTTGTTCAATTGTATTATATGCTGTCTTAGAATAATCACCGAGCAAAACTGGAGAAATATTAAACCAACGAGCGATTTCTGTAATATTAAATTGACGTGTCTCCAATAATTGTCCATCTGATGCATTGGTTGTTACATTCTGATATTTCATTCCTGCTGGTAAAATAGCGACACCAGTACCATCACCAAGTTGTGAAGACTTCCATTGTGCATGAGCTTGTTCTATAGTCTTACCATTCATAATTGGCAAATCTGTAGATAAGATTCCTTGTAAAAGCATGCCTGAACCAAAGAAATCTTGCGCCGATTTTTCTGCGTTTCCTCCTAAAGTAATTGTATTTGCTGCATAACTTATAATTGAACGTCCATGTATACCATCTTCTGAATTAATTCTTAAATGAATAATATTAATTGGCTCCACAATTCCTTGCTTAATTTTTGGAACTAAATAATATAATTCTCTTGTGAGGCTGTTGTATTCAATAGTTACATCACCAAAAGGCATATATTCTAAACTTTTTGGTCTACCTGATTGATCTCTATGTATATAAGCAAAGCCATTTCCACGTAATAAAACATCTTTAATTATATTCTTAACAAATAAGAACTGTGTTAAATTATTTTTATCAAATAATTCGTCTATGTATGGAACTGAACTAACATTCTTATCCGATTTGGATTTTACTTCCCATCCCATTTGCGCGATTCCATTTGATATTAAATTAACTGCTGCGAAAAAAGATGATTGCTTCATTGGATCATAAGATTTTCCATAAGTCTTATTAATTAAGCCCGCTAATGCTAATGCTTCATCACAAGCATTCTTTTCTACTTCTACATGAGGTTGTTCTGCATTTCGTTTTTCTTCTTTCTTATTAAAGAACCACATAAATTAAGTTGTGATATTTTTATTAATATAGATATTTATATAACATATATCTTAGGGTCAAAATATGAAGAGTTAAGATAACATCCAAGAGCTTCAAGCATCGCGATAACACAATCTATCTTATTATTCTTTTCGCCATTGGCTTTCGTCGGCTTTACATTCTCCATGTGGTCTATCATTAATTCACAATTAGCAAAACACCAATCTGTAACAATATTTTTATCAATAATGCATTTTCCTGAACGGATTAAGATCTCTAAAAACTTGGTCGGCTTATTAAATGATGAAAGAGTCTGACTATAAGCTGATAAAGGAAGTCCTTGTTCTTCGGCATTTATTGCCCATTGTGTTGCATTATAACTATCATAACCATAATCTACAATATAAAGCTTGGAGTTTAATTGAAGCTGGTCTTTCAATATTGCATTATAATCAATAACATTACCTGAAGTCTTAAATGCTTGCTTTCTTCTAATATATTCTTTATAATATTCTTTATTTGAAGATGTTTCTAATGCTTCTTCAGGGATATAGCTCCATTGCTTGAAAATGAACTTATCTGGATGAAGCTTTCTATCTGGATTTGGTGGGATGCATATAGCATGAGAAGAAAGGTCACACACAACTGATAAGTCACATCCACCAAAAGCCATCTCTCCAGCATAATCATCAATATTAACTTCTTCCATAACTTCTTGTATTTTCTCTCTTGACAACCAAATATTCGCTGATTGACAAAACATATTGAAATTCTTGGTCTTTACACCTACTTCTAATGATGTATTGTTAATTGCATCATGAACTTGCTCCCTCATATATTCATAACGAACCGTCTGGCCTAATGAAGGACAACATTTTATCCAAACTGATTCGTCTTTAAAGTCATCTCCTTCATCCAATTCGTATATCAAGGGGAACATTGTATCATCATCTTTTAAACCAGATAAAATTTGTTTACAAGTCACATACATTGAATAACAAGGATATGTCTCTCCTGTCAAGAAGCCTGCTGTCGTCAATATAATCATCAACGGTTGTGTTCTCATACCCATAGAAGACATCAAGACATTATAAAGTCCCCAATCTTTAGCTGCGTGAAATTCGTCAATTATAGCCGTCGATGTATTCCAACCATCAAGGCCCATAGAATCGGATGAATGCACTTGTATAACCGATTTCGTCATAGGTATATTAATGTTATGTCTAAAACGCTTAAATATCTTACCTTGAGGATCTATTGATTCTGCATAATCTTTAGTTTGATCATAACATATTGATGCTTGCTTAGCATTATTAGCCACCATGTCTATCTCTGCTCCATTTTCATTATCACATATTGCACAACATAATGAAAGAGCACCTGCCGTTGCTGTCTTTCCATTTTTTCTCGACATAAACAATAAAGCTTTTTTGGTCACACGGTAATTATTTTCTACCCATTTGAAGCCAAAAATTCCTGCAAAAGCAAATTGCTGCCATGATAATAAGATGAAATTCTGTCTTGCATGGATGCCTGTTGTATGCTTCATCTTAGAAACGAACTTAATCTTCCTATCAACATCTTTATAATCAAAATACATGTCATCTCTTTCAAACCAAGAAATATAACGAGCACATTCTTGTTTTATAGCTTTACAAGCTGTTATTTTACCATCAACTACATCTTTAGCATATTGATTATAAGGCTTTGTTGTATCAAAATAACTACTCACTTAAATATAAAATATGTTTTTCATTTTCTTGTATTATATAATATAGACATTTTGTTAATACATGTTAAATTTCAAATATTATTTGAATTTATTATATAAGATACTATATTATATTCGTAATCAAACAAATTATTAATTAAAACTTAAAATTATGAACAAGAAAAATTTTATTGAGAATCAAACAACAATCGTAAAGAACCTTTCACTGGAAGCATGTGAATTCTACATGAACAACGTAAAAGACGAAGAAATGAAAATGGTGGATGAATATATCTACGATGGTAATTATCCTCCTTATTACAAGTATAATCGTGAAATTGTGGAAGACTGGCTTAGACGTGAAAGTAATATTACTACAAAATTTATTATTAAGTTCCAAGATAATCTTAGTGTTATGGCTTTTCTCCACATGAACAACCTTTGTAAAGCAGTAATTGGTCTAGTATATTAATCAAAACGGAGCTAACCAATTGGTTAGCTCCAAAATATTAAATATGTTAATAAATAATTAATGAAAAATTAAAAAGATTAATAAAACTATAAATATGAAAGATACTTGTCTATTCTCACGAACCGACATATCTTGGGTAAGTAATCTATTCTTCTGGTAAATAACTAAATATTTTATATGTTACGCCTTTAGGCGCATGTTCTTCAATCTCATTTATACTTATAAATAAATTGGGTTCTGTCTCAATACATAAATTCAACCATTCTCGTATCAACACACTGAGCAGGTCACCCGTCTTACTTACACGTAAATTATACTTTACGATAAATGTATTCTTATCTCTTTCAAAGAATATTTTAGTTGCTTCTTTCTCCCAATCATTAAGCGATTCTAAAATATTATTGCATATCTCATTTACAAATTTTCTATCTTTCGTTTTTTGTATATTATCAATAATTATTTTAATTTGTTTTGTCATTCATTTTCTTTGTATATTTAATTAATAATAAACATTTTACAATGACATTGGTAACAATATTGTTGTCTTTTGGGATGAGACTGTGAACATTCATATTTTTAGTTATTTACGATCATTAAAAAAGGACGGTCATAAAAAATAATGAATAAGATAAAAAGTATTTTATAAATATATATAGAACAAAAAACAATTGACCGTCCTATAATACGATTTCACATTGAAGTGAAACGATAATGTTATAAGTTTAACATATAAATATAAAATAGTATGCTGTTATTATTAGTTCAAAGATTGTAATGGATTTTCTTGTAATATTTTGTCTGTTCAAAATTGTCAGGCTTATATAAATTCTGATGTATCTTACTATGACATTCCGCACAAACAGGCTCAAGATTTTCAATATCAAGTAATGCTGTCATTCTATCTTCTTCTAAATCGAACCAAGAAAACGGAACTTTATGATGTAAATGCTCAGCTGGAACAGACCTGCCATTTATCATACATTCTTGACAAATTGGATGTAACAATTTATAATAGTCACGTAAATGCTTCCAAGCCACGCTTCCATAATAATGATTCCACTTTTCATTATGTTTTTTAACACGTTCCTTTTTGTCTGATGGTGGACTAATTCTGCGCTTACTTATATATGCCATGTAAACAATTTTTATTATTTTTTAGTTTATTTAACTCTTCTTCTGTATAAGGACGCCATTCTTCAAAGTTCCATGTAAAGAAGTCGTGACAAATTAAATTACGGTTCATTATTTGTAAGGCAAGTTCTTTATCGTATTTAATTTGTAAAGCATCGAGTAAATTCAATATGCGTTCCTTACATTCTTTAACATTATCTTGCATTAGTTCAACACCATAAAGCGTTTCTAAAGTGGTTTTCCAATCAACATGAGAATGAAGTCTTTTATAAATTATATATAAAATAAATTGTCCATTTCCAAAACACGGTTCACAATATGTCTTATTAGGGTCTTTCCAATCTTCTTCAGGCACTTTATCACACATCTTCTTGACTATTTCATAAGGGGTGAAGAACTCTTGAGTGCCTCCTGCTCCCTTACGACGATCTAATCTACTATCTGAATAATTGCTTAAATCTAAAATTTGTTCTATTGTCATTTTCTAATATTATAATAATCTGGTAATATTTCTTCTATATGTTTTCTTATTTCATTTGATATATTATATTTCTTAAACAACCAATCATCTAT